AAGCTGGTGCACCTATCATAGGTCTCTTATCTAAAGCATTTTCTTTAGCAGCTTTTGAATTAGCTTTATTATAGTGTAAAAATACTTGTGCACAATCTTTACCTTTAAACTCTTCTCTCCAATGTTCTAGATCACATCCAGAATAAATTAACATATCACCTGGTTTTAAATCTACTTTAACACCTGCTTGACCTTTTCTACCTGTTGGATCAAGATAAATTGGCCATGGATCACCACCTAAGTTTAATGTTGTAGATATCTCACATGAGTACCTATCTTTATGTCTAGATAAAACATCACCTTGTTTATATAGTCTTGCATAAGAATAAGTTTCACTTAACTTTAATCCTGTGTGTTTTTCCATTACAGGTTTTACTTCTTGTAACAAAGTTTCCATGGCTAAATCTGCATAATGAGAATAAGTATTTACAACTTGACTATCATTCCACACACCCCAATATTCTGTAAATGGTGATATATATCTTTGGTCAAATAAAAATCTTGAAACGTTTCTTTTGTTTTTAAAATATTTGTAAACAAAGTCAGCTAGCTCTTTTGAGATAGCTCTTTTTAATACTGTATATTTATTTTTTTTAAACGACATTTAAAACTCCTTTTGGTATAGCCTGACAATTCCAATGTATAAATCTAAATGGTTCATAACCCATATCGACAATATATTGATGAGGCAAATATGATGGAAAGAATATCATACGACCTGGACTCGCTTTATAATTAATTTGTGCAGATGCATAAGTTACTTTAGTTTTATCTTTTTCAGGTAAAAGATTCATAATGTTACCTGGTCTTGGATCTTCAAACATAGGCATAGATGTAGCCTCACTCGCTTTCAAAAAATAAAAACCAGATATGTGACCATTCCAATGAGTATGTAAAGTATGATGTCCACCACCTTTTTTAGCAAACTCTTGTACCCACATTTCTGTAGTAAATAGTTGATAGTTTGTTAAATCAAAACCCATTTCTTCTAATAAATTATGTGCTGTAGCACCTACGTAATTTTGTAATTCTACAAAATTAGGATCACCAATTAAAGATGTAGAATGAAACACATGACCCATATCACCTTTGTTGCCAAATTTTTTATTACGTTCATCAATAGTTGGTTTTAATCTTTTTTTAGATTCTTCAATATAAGGATCAGATGCTATGTTTAATGCATCAACAAAACTTGGTTCTTCAGCATACCATACTGGTGATGCAAAAAATTGTTCTAAATTTAATTTTTTTGGAAAAGATGGTTTAATATCTTTTTGTTTTTTAGTTTTTGTTTTTTTCTTTTTCATATTCTCCTTTATTTAAATGGATATCCTAAGTTCCAAATTACTAAACTGTTTCTCTCTCCACTTTTAACTGGACATACTCTATGCCATACAAAAGATGGAAATACAACTAAAGATCCTTTAGGCAATATTTCTTTACATTTAACAACGTTTGGTTTTTTATCAGGATCATTATTTCTAAAATCAAATTCTAATTCACCACCTTTATAATCTTTAGGATCAGATAAACTCACAGTAACAGATAATTTTCTAATCTTACCATGTGTTGGATCACCTTGTTGTCTTTGATATGGTTTATCCCAACTATCACAATGCCAATCATAATATTGGCCTTTTTTATATTTTGTAAACTGACAAGATTCTGACCAGTCCCAATTAAAATTCCAACCTGCTAATTCATTTGCTTGATGAACATAAGGTTGTATTTCTTTAAATACCCATCTATCATTTATCCAAACAATATTAGAATCTCTTTTTTGTTTTAAATCTTTTATTTCTTTTTGATTTAATTTTCTGTTACCATAGCCTCCGGTAACCGCCATTTGATCTTTAAGTTGTTGGCCATATTTTACAATATCATCACAGATACGAGAAGGTATAGCTGACTGAAAATAATAATAATAGTTTGTTAGGTTCATATATCTTTATGAACTCAATATAGCATTTGTTAAGATATTGTCAATTTCTAAAAGCTTACGCAAACATTACCACTTACTGTAAACGTAGCAATTTTATCTCCACCTGGGTGTGTTGCTGTTGCATTGGTACAAGGAGTTACACTTATAGTAGCACATGACGGAAATCTTAAAACGACTGCACCAGGTCCACCATTTCCTCCACAACCAAGACCTGATCCTCCACCTCCACCACCACCGGTGTTAGTACATCCATTAGCATTTACGGCTGCTCCACCAGAACCTCCAGGAGATCCATTTCCTTGACCTGTTGGTGCACCACTTCCAGCACCACCACCAGCAAAAGCTGTTATTGAGAAAGGTGTTCCACATGCGTTAATTGTATTAGGAACTCCAGATCCACCATTTGCAGAAGACGGTCCAGGTGATCCTGCACTTCCGGCTCCACCTCCACCACCACCTCTTCCAGCAATGTGTGCAGCTGTACTTATACCACCATCATTTCCTTCAGGAGGAGAGAAACATCCTTTATTTCCTAAACCTCTACCATTGTTAGGTCCACCTGATCCAAATAAACCACCTCCACCACCTGATCCACCAGGGTGTCCTTGTCCACTTTGACCACCAGATCGTCCACCACCAGAAGCTGTAATCATATTACATCCTTCAGATCCTCCTGGATTAAAAACAGAATCATTACCAGCGGTAGCTCCCTGACTGTATGCAGGTCCAGGTGCTCCTGTTCCACCACCACCAACTGTTACAGCGTAACAACCTGCTATAATATTTAATGCAGAGGCTTGTAAAGGAGAAGGTCCATAACCAGAAGCCCTATAACCTCCACCACCTCCACCACCAGCTCCTCCACCACCAGCTCCACCGCCACCTGCAACAACTAAAAAGTTCATTGCAATTTTTGGTATAAATCTTGGCCATGTTCCTTGACTTTGTGCTTGAAATTGACTTTGCATTGACCACACACCACTTGCTTTATCTAATTCTTTAATTGCTACAACACCTGATCCACCTTGTCCACCATCTTCGCTACATCCTGAACCACCACCGCCACCACTACCTGTGTTGGCAACTCCATTACCTGCTGTTCTAGGTGAACTTGGATTAGAAGATGAACCTCTACCACCTGTGTTACTGCTACCTCCATCTGCTGAACACAGACCTGGTGAGTTAGCTCCACCACCTCCACCAGCAGCTAAAACTCCTGAGTTTGGTAAACCTGAAAAACTTGGACTAAAATCTGTACCTGCACCACCAACTCCTGCAGTTCCAAAAGGTGCTGAATTTTGAGTTTGACCAGCAGGTGCGGGTGCAGCACCACCATGACCTCCACCACCTCCACCAGCTTCTCTTCCTGGAGGTCCAGAACCATGAAATCCTGCGGCACCATTATTTCCTTGTGCACCACAGTTTACTGCTTCACCAGCTGTTGCTGGATAAAGTCCTGGATTTGCTTGTGCAAAACCTGGATTACCACCGCCACCACCTGATCCACCTGGACCACCTTTACCTGGTCCTAACGGACCACCTGGTCCTCTAGCTCCACCGCCGCCACCTCCACACGCAGTGACTACGTTTGCTGAATTAATTCCTGTTACTGTTGTATTACATCCTGTATTATATGTTAAAGGTCCTGATGGAAAAGCTGGATTACCACTTGTAGCCCCAGCACCAATTACAACATCTACAGAACCACATACTGTAATATCTTGTTGAACAACACCACCAGCTCCGCCTCCACCACCAATAGGTGAACCTTGACCACCACCGCCACCACCTGCTACTGCTAAAACATTTACTTGTTTAGTTGAAGATGAAACGGGTGAAGTCCCTGTTCCTGTTACTACTGTAACTTTACATTGCCCAAAAGAAGCTAAATTCTTTTTTCCAATTACTCCACCGTTTGTTGAGCCAGATTTATTTCTTGGCATTTAAGTGTCCTCCTATTCGGACACCCAAGCTGTGCCATTCCAATTGTAAACTGTAGGTGTTTCCGATTCGTCGTTTGATTTTATTGCTTCCCAACCTGTGTTGTTATCAGCATTATATTTATCTTCGTTCCAAGAAATTACATATCTCCAAACACTTGGATCTGCACCATCATTAGTTACTGATGGATATGCAATTGGTGCTTGCCAATCATCATTATCATCTAATGACCATGAAGCATGAGGTTGTTGTACTAAAAACTTATCTTTTACAGGATCATAAACGTATCCTTTTCCTGCATATTGTTTT